CAACTTTAGGAAGAATAGAAACAGAGTTTCTTAATCCATTGATTGACCGAGTATTTGGTATAATGGATAGAGGCGGTGCTTTACCTGAACCTCCTCCTCAACTAATAGAAGCATTTGGTAACAAAGCATCTATTAATGTTAGATATAGCGGTCCTCTTGCTAGATCTGAAAGAATGTCAGAAGTATTCTCAGTACAAAGATTATATGAGAGTTTAGCTCAAGCTGCTCAAATAGATCCTACTGTTTATGATATTATTAATCATGAGGAAGCCGCAAGATTTATGGCTAGTAGTCAAGATGTTCCAGAGCAAATATTAAGATCCCCTGATGAAATGGAAGAAATGAAAGCAGCTAGAGCTCAAGCAGAAGGACAAGCTCAAGCTCAAACACAAGGTATAGACCAGGCTCAAATTATAGAAAGTTTGGCTAGAGCAGATAAACTAACTAGAGAATAGAGGTATATTACAAAGTGATTGCATTAAAACGAATAGCGGAGTTGTACAGTAAACTTCTGACAACTCCAGATGGAAAAGAAATGCTAAAAGATTTGTATCGTATGTATGGTAAACGACCTTCTTTCGATCCACTTAATCATATGAAAACTGCATATAATGAAGGACAAAGAAGCGTTTATTTACGTATGATGCACTTATCTAAATTAAACCCAAATGAAATAGAAACTGAAGCGGAGAAACTAACAAATGACTGATGAAACAAATAACGAACCAGAAGTACAAACTCTACAAGATCTATTACCTGACGATTTAAAAGATAGTGGAGCTTTGAAAGATTTTAAAACAGCAGGAGACTTAGCAAAATCTTATGTAGCAACAAAAGAAAAAATTGGATCTATGATCTCAATACCAACAGAAGATGCAGACGAAGATACTAGAAGTAAATTCTATAACAGAATAGGCAGACCTGAAACAACTGATGGTTACGAATTTGAACCAAAAGCAGTAGAAGGTATAGATGGTGTTACTGCTGTTAATAAAGAAAATGTAAAAAGTTTTAAAGAAATAGCTCATAAGTTAGGATTAACTGCACCACAAGCTAAAGGTATGATGGATCATATACAAGCAGGGTTTACTGAACAACTTCAAGAAGCGGCAAGAGGAATGGCTGAAGCCGCTGACGGAGCATCAAAAGAATTACGTAAAGATTGGGGAGTAAACTATGACAAAAATTTAGGTCAAGTAGATGCTGCTTTATCTCAATTCTTTACTGAGTCTGACGCAAAGATGATTAAACAAGCATCTGCACAAAATCCTAGTTTAATGAAAAGTTTATCAAATATAGGATCAAGTATATCAGAAACACCAACAGCTAGAGAGGGTACAGTGAATACATCAGCACCTACTAAAGAAGATGCTAAAGAAAAAATTAAATCTATCCAGGCTGATAGAGAGCATCCGTATTGGAATAAACAACATCCTAATCATAAACAAGCCGCACACGATATGAATGAATTGTATCAAAAGGCTTATGATAATGTCTGATGATAAATCAAGAAATGACTTTTTAAGAGTTGAAGCATTACGATTAGCAGTACACGGAGCATCAGAGTCAACTATGTTAAAATTTGATGATTTAGCTGATCGTTACTACAATTGGTTAATAAATGAACCGATTGTTAAAAAAAACACTAGAAAAGTTTTGTCAAAACAAGTATTAAAGTAGTAAGGATTACTTTTTCGGAAGCCCTACCCTCTTCTTCGGAAGCGTTTTACGAGCACGTTAGCTTACAGGATAGGCCCAAGACTCCTCTTGGATTACTTAGCCGACATAATTTTAATTGTCTGTTAACTTGGAGAATGTTATGAGTACACAAATACCGACTTCTTTTGTGGAACAGTTTAAAGATAACTTTTTACTACTTTCACAACAGAAAGGCTCACGTATGCGTGGTGTAATACGTGATGACCCAGATTTTCTTCGTGGCAAAGCAGGTTATTTCGATCGTATCGGCTCAACAGCCATGCAAAGAAGAACCTCACGTCATGCGGATACACCTTTAATTTCGACTCCACATAGTAGAAGGCGTGTAACGCTAGAAGATTATGTGTGGGCTGATCTTATAGATACTGCTGATAGAGCAAAATTACTTGCGGACCCAGAAGGTACGTATGTAACTAATGCTGTATATGCAGCAGGTAGACAAATTGACTCTGCAATATATGGAGCTTTCGGCGGAAGTGCTTATTCTATGGATGAGGATGACGCTGCAAGTGCTGTAGCTTTAGCATCAGGTCAAAAAGTAGCGGTTAATAACCATACTTTTGATTCTGGTTCTGGAGATGTAGGTCTTTCTGTTGGTAAACTTTTAGCTGCTAAAGACATCCTATTAACTGCTGATGCAGTTGATGATGACGAGCCTCTATATTGTGTTACTAATGGTAAACAACTTATGAAATTATTGTCTGAAACTACTGTTTCAAGTAGAGATTACAATGATGTATATGGTTTAGTACAAGGTCGTATTAACCAATTCATGGGTTTTCAATTTGTTCGATATGAAAGTTTAAGCACTGATGCTTCTAGTGATCAGTTAGTCTATTGCTTCAGCAGAAATGCTGTTGGTCTAGCAGTTGGTCAAGACATCAATGTTAAAATTTCCGAACGCCCTGACAAGAACTATTCAACACAAGTTTATACTGAACTCTCTGTAGGTGCTACAAGAGTAGAAGATGAAAAAGTTGTTGAAATAGCTTGCGACCCAACTTAGAAGGAGTATAGAAAATGGCTGTTACTACAGAATATTCTTCACAGTACACTGAAGGGTACGTTACTATTCCTGCTAAGGTTCCTGAGACCCATGAATGGATGGGCCGTATCAGGCTTGGATTCTTTACTTTTACTCAAGGATCTGATGCTGGTGATGCTGGCTCTCTTGCATATCTTATTAAGATACCAGCAGGAAAAGTTCGTTTACTTCTACCATTGAGTAGAGTGCATAGTTCAGCACTAGGCTCTAGTAGAACAATGGATCTTGGGTGGATAGCATACACAAATGATGCAGGTGTTGCTGTTGCTGCTGATCCTAACGGATTAGACGATGGTGTAGATGTATCATCTGCTGTAGCTTTTAATCCAGCAGGAACAGTAGGAACACACGAAACCGTTCTTTTTGAATCAAGAGAAGGCGTAGTGCTTACTGCACAAGTCAATGACGGAACACTTCCAGCGGCTGCTACCATTGGTGGTTATTTCGCTTATGTTGTTGATTAGTAAATAAACTGTGAGGGAGTCTCAATGGCTCCCTCATATTTTAGGAGATTCGCATGGCTAAAACTGCAGCATGGCAAAGAAAATCTGGTAAGAACCCTGAAGGTGGTTTGAATCGTAAAGGTCGTAGTTCTTACAAAGCACAAACAGGCGGTACACTAAAACCTCCAGTATCAAGAAAACAAGCAAAGAAAAGTCCAAAAGCAGCAAAGAGACGTAAAAGTTTCTGTGCTAGAATGACGGGTATGAAAAAGAAATTAACTTCAGCTAAAACAGCAAGAGATCCAAATTCAAGAATTAACAAAGCATTGAGAAAGTGGGATTGTTAAATGACAACAGTATCAGAAACAAGTGTTTGTAATATGGCTCTAGCCTTGTTAGGTGATGAACGTATTGGTGCGTTGACTGACAATACAGAGGCAGCAAGGGCTTGTAATTCTGTATATGAGCATCTAAGGAATGGTTTGCTTCGTTCCCATCCTTGGAGATTTGCTCGGGCTAGAGCCAACCTTGCATCTTTAACAACTACTCCAGTTTGGGGGTGGTCATATCAATTTACATTACCATCTGATCCGTATTGTTTACGTGTATTAGATGTAGATTCATACAAACAATATGAATGGACAGTAGAAGGTAGAAAACTATTAGGTAATTTTTCTTCAGCTAATATTAGATATATATCTATTGTAACTGATCCAATGCAATTTGATCCATTGTTTAGTGTAGCTTTATCTACACGTATAGCAGTACAGATTTGTATGAGATTAACAAGTGATGAGTCTTTACGTAATATGTTACGTATAGATTTTAACCAACATATAAGAGATGCAAGAGCAGCTAGTGGTCAAGAAGGAGAAGTTGAATCAGTAGAAGCTGACGCATTTGCAGATGAGAGACTATGAGTACAAGTAATGAAATTGTTAATTCTTTTGTAGGGGGAGAATTTTCTCCTAGTATGTATGGCAGATCAGATCTTAAGTTATACAACAATGCCGCAAAAACATTAACTAACATAAGAGTAAGACCTCAAGGTGGTGCAGATAGAAGATCTGGTACTGTATTTTGTGCAGAAGCCGCAGATCATACTAAAGTATCTAGGCTTATAACTTTTGAAGAGTCTGATTCACAAGCATACATAATAGAATTATCTAATTTAAAAATGAGATTCTTTAAAGATACAGATCAGCTTAAGGAAGCAGAAAAATCTATATCAGGTATTACTAATGCAGACCCAGGTGTAGTTACTGCTAGTTCACATGGATATTCAAATGGAGATCATGTTTTTATTCATAGTGTAGGAGGTATGACTCAGGTAAATAATAGAAGATTTACTGTTGCTAATAAAACAACTCATACCTTTCAATTGTCTGGTGTTAATACTAGTACATCAGAAGGATATGGTGAACATTCTGGTTCAACAGGCAAAGCACAAAAAATATTAGAAATTACTAGTACATATACAGAAGCACAATTATTTGAAATACAAACTGTACAAGATCAAGGTACAATGTATTTAGTGCATCCTAGTCATCCAACAAAAAAACTAACAAGAGCAAGTGATACAAGTTGGACATTAGCAAGTGTAGATTTTATAGACGGACCTTACTTACCAGATGATACTACTGGTGCTACAATAACTTTAGGAGGCACAAGTGGAAGTGTTTCTGTAACTGCATCTACTGCTACGTTTTTAGCAACAGATACAACAGGTACAAATGGAACAGGAACGTATGATCGACTAATCCAAATTACCGATGGAAGCAACCTTAGATATATTAAGATCACGGCATTTACATCTACCACTGTTGTTACTGGAGCTATTCAAACCTCTACAGGAACATTTTCTGGTACTGGTGCCTTTTCTGCTTTCAGGCTTGGTGCTTTTAGTACAACTACAGGATACCCCTCTGCTGCTTTTATTGCTGAACAAAGATTAATCCTCGCTGGTACAACTTCCAAATCACAAACATATTTTTACTCCAAAGCAGGTTTCTTAGAAGATTTTACACCTGGTACTGATGATGATGATGCTACATCATACGACATTGCATCCAGAAGAGCAAACCCTGTTAGATGGGTTTCTGGTATTGAATCAGATGTTATATCTGGAACAAGTGCAAGTGAATGGAGAAGAACAGGTAAAGTTACTCCTGCTAATTCTGCTATTCGGTGTATTGGTTATGAAGGATCTGCCAATGTAGAGCCAATAGAAACTCCAGAGGCAATAGTCTATGTACATCAAACCAAATCGTTAATTCAAGGGCTAACAGTAAAAAGTTTAGGACAACAAATACCAACTTTTGAAAATGATAATTTAAGTTATACAGCAGATCATATTTCTGGTGGCGGATATAAACAACTTGCTTATTCACATTATCCATATCGTAATATTTTAGCATTACGTAATGATGGTGATATAGCTTGTTGTACTTATGATAAAAAAGCTGGTGTACAAGCATGGACTACTTGGACTACAGCAGGAAGTTACGAATCTGTAGCTGTTGCTTCTGTAGATGCTTCTGCAACAACTATTGAACAAACAGATAGAGTATGGACAGCAGTAAAAAGAGAATTAGATACTCGTGCTAGTTGTACTATTACAGTAACAGATGCAAGTAATATTGCTGCTGGAACTACTATAACTTTTACAACACAAGATGGTGTATCAACAACAATGACAGCAACAGCAGATGATCCACCATCAGGAGCATTGTTCTGGTCTCTTGGTGATGGAAGTAATAATGGTGTTGCAGATAATATTGCTATAGGTACTGGAGCAGCATTTGGTATTAATGCTGTAGATGGTTTTAGTGCAGCCAATCCTGCTGCCAATGTTATTACAGTGATTAGAGATGTTGCTGGAGGATCTAATACAACTGTTACCTCCTCTGATCCTACAAGAGTAGCAGTAACAAACTTTACTGGTGGTACAACAACTAAAAGATATATTGAGTATGAAGATGATTCTACTAATACAGATTGTGCAATGTTGTATAGTGGATCGTCTACTACAACACCAGGCAATCTATGGCATTTATTAAACCATACAGCCACATTAAAAGTAGATGGTGCTGTTGTATCTGCTCAACGTGTAGCCATAGGTGATATTACTTTAACTGCGGCTGGTACTGCTGTTGAAGGTGGTATAGCTTTCTCACATACTATATCTACATTGCCAATGGATGTACCTCTTAGAAAAGGCTCTACTTTAGGTACAAAAAGACGTATAACTCAAGCTATGTTGTTATTACGTGATTCTTTAGGCAGTACAGTAGACGGTGATCCTATATTATTTAGAGACTCTTCAGATACTATGGATAGCGCTCCTGATCCATTTACAGGTATTTTACAAATAGTACCTAATACAGCTTTTAGTAGATCTGGTGAAGTAACAATAACTGGTTCACAACCTTATAATTTTAATTTAAATGGATTAGTTCTAATAGTTAATCTGGAGGACAGATAATGGGTTTAGGTAGTTTTATAAAAAGAATAGCTTTACCTGTTGCTGGTATAGCATTAGGTGGACCAATACTGGGTGCATTAGGTGGCTTAGGTGGTGGTGCTGCAGGAGGAGGTTTAGGTGCTTTAATAGGTGGTTTTCAAAGTTCAGGTATAGGACAAGCCATTGGAATTGGTTCAAAAGCATTTAGTTTGTTTAGTTCTTTTCAATCAGGACAAGATCAAATAAGACAAGCAGAAACAGCAAATAGAATACAAGCCGCAAATACATTAGAAGCAATTAAACTTTTTCCTATAAAAGAAAGAGCTTTAGCAGCAGAAGAAGCATCGTTAACAAGTGGTAGAGTTCTTGAAAGAGAACAAGTTGCTGAAGGTAGAGCTAGAATAAGTAGAGCTCAAGGATTTGGTGCGGCTGCATTAGGTAGAGAATCTTTAGCATTAGAAGAAAAAACAAGACAATTAAATGTAGAAGAGCAAAAAGTATTAGGTACTGTATCTGCTCAAGCGGCAGCATCAGGTATTCGTGTTTCTTCTCAAGCTGTACAATTACGTAGACAAGATATATCAACAGAAGCACAATTTGCACAAGCTCAACTACAATTACAAAGACAAGAAATAGAGCAACAAAAATTAGAATTGCAAC